TCTCTATGAATTGCATCCTGTTGATTGTGTTAGGTGCGATTGTAATCGTACAGGCTGAATCTAATGTACCTGTATATTTAACATACATCGCCCTTACTGGGTCTGTAGCTCCATCTGCTACTGTAGATGTATGTGTATCTGCGTTGGTTGTTATGCCTTCTGTTCCAAAGCCTAGAGCTTCGCCAATCAAGCTTAGGTTGGTATTTGTATTTGTGCCCCAGCTTCCACTAGCGTCACCTGTCGCCATTTCGTTGAGTCTTAAATCATTTACATATGAGCTTGCCATTTATTTTCCTCTTATAAAATTATATATCATTATGCAACTCCTCTCCAATTAGGAGATTGTGTTGTTGATACTGTTGAATAATTTGGTGTTTGTGAATCATCTACCAAACCCCAAATTAATAAATTTGATATTTGTCCTGTAGCTAATACACTATCTACAGACATATTTGCATCTGCTTGTACTGTTTCTGTACCTAATGCAGATGTTCCGACTAATCCAGTAATTGAAAGTATGTTTACTGTAACAAGTCCTAAAGCTCCTAATCCAGTTGTACCTACTACATTTGTAGGAAAAACATTAGCATCACAAGTTACTGTTTCGTCACCAAGACCTACAGTTGATGCAGTTCCTGATACACCTGTTATTGCAAAACCAGCAGCTACTACTGAATTTAGTGCAGATGTTCCTACTACACCTGTTTCTGCTACATTAGCATCACCAGTAACAGTTTCACTTCCTAATGCTGCTGTACCGGCTAATCCTGTTACAGCAACAGATACTGCGGTTGCACCAAAAGGTCCATCACCCCATGTACTGCGACCCCATCCTGTTGCCACTTAAACTCCTATGCTATTCTAATAACAGCGTTTGATGCGTCAGCAGTTGGAAACGTAATAGTAAATGAACCTGCTGTTGATGTTTTATCTCCACCAAAGTCAAATACAGCTACTGCTGGATCACCTGATGCTGTTTCATTAAAGATCATACAGCCTCTAGCTGTAATTGTAGCTGTTCCAAAAGTTAAATCAGCAAAATCTGTTATTGCTGTAGTACCAGCATTTGTTGGTTCTACTTTAGTTAAAGTTCCGCCTTTAGCCGTATAATTAGTTCCACTAGCTTCGTTAGTGGTTGTATACGCAGTTGTTGCTGCTGACATAGTTGCACTAGAAGTATATAGAGCTAACTTGAAAGTATTGCCCCCTGTTGAAAAATTATGCTTTGCTTGTAAAAGTTCTTTTTTAAAAGTTGTGCACATTGCTTGTGTTATTGCCATTATAGTCTCCTTATAATATTAGCTAAGTCTTTATGACCTTGCTGTTCTAATTGATTACATACAGTACAAATATGATTTTTTACAGCTTCATTCATATAGTATGAAATTACTTTTTGTGTAGCATCTTTAAATAAATGAGCTTGTGCTTTGATAGGCTCTGGTGCTGTATTACTTATAGATACTAATCTTTCTGTTGCCATAGCAGCTACTTCTTCAACTGTGTGTCCACGGTTATTTGTAGTTGTAACACCTAAGTTTCCTAAAGAACTTTCAAATGGGTCTGTATTCATTATGGTTTGTTCGGTTCTACTATGTCGTTAAAATTAGTTTCTGGGTCTTCTCTTCCTGATATGCCGTAGGGTACCATTTGTTGTTTTATAACTTCTGAATATCTACAAACTTTCATTTTATTGTTTTCAATATAGCTTACTACAGGATCATTTAAACGATGATAACCATATAATTTATCTTTAATCTCTACATTAGCATCTAATAAATTAGACCTCAATGCTATTGATACTTCTATTTTTTGTTCCATACATTTAGCTAACCAAAACTCACAACAAGCCCTACCCATTTCAGCAAAATAAACTAATTTTTTATAAGTAAAATCAGCTCCAAACATACTTATAGAGCCAACTTTATTCCAATATGCAAAAGCTATTGCATAAGCTACTGTGTTATTTAAATACCCACACTCTGTATCACTAATAATAGCTTCTATTGGATATAGTTCAACAGATGGTGTTCTTTCATCTAATTCAACAGAATAAACAGGACACTCTATTGTAGATAATGTTTTTCTTATTAAAGCTGTTTGACCGCCTGCATCTTCAGTATCAAAGAATCTAGTCATTGGGTCCATTGCAAATACTCTATCTGGATTTGGAATAATGCCAGCCATTGCATTTATAGCCCATACTTCATCAAATTCTTGGCTATGTGTTCTTGCTATGTGAAAATCTAATTGACTCTCTCCCATAGCTACAATAGCTATATTTTTACCTTTAAGGTCTTTTATTGGTTTTTTTAACATTATCTGCTCCTTAATGTTTTATGTTACTGGTACTTGAAAAGTTCCTTCTTTGTATGTATCAGATGTATTTCTACCTTCACCTAATACTTTTAATCTTCCTAAAGCTTCTTGATATCTTTGATTGTATAAATTCATTAAATCGGCTTCACCTTTCATATAGGTATAGCCTTCTACAAGACATCCATATAACAAAACATTAGTAGCATTAGTTGCTAACCATGTAGTACCACTTTCTGCACCTGCTGTAATTGATGCAGGTTTATAAAAATAATGAAGTTCTGCTGTGTAATCAGCATTCGGAGTTGGTCCAACTATAAATGTATTATTATCAAAAAGTGAATAATGTTTTGGTGCACCTGTTGTAGTTGTTGTTGGATAAGCTTCTCTAATAAAGCTTACATCAGTTCTTATTAAATAATTATAAGTATCTGAAGTTATAGTTGCTATTGAGAAAGTGTCCATAAAATCACTAGGAGTTCCTAAATATTGATTTCCTGTGGTTAGATTGCCTTGTACGTTTTTTCTAAAAACAGGTAGACGAACTAACTTTAATATTCTTTCTTCAGCTTGTTGGATTATTGTAGGTAAATCAGCAACAAAAGTTGTTTCTGTATTTTGTAAGTAATCTTGTATTGATGATTTTAATTCTGCGTATGTCATAATTAACTCGTAGTTACTGTTAATGTTCCTATCTTACCAAACATATCTAAACCTAAAGTAGATGAACCAAACTCTGTAACACCTCCACCTATAGGATCAAATGCTGAAAACCTACGGCTTTCTGTTAATCCTCTGTCCGGTCTTGGGTTTAGTAAGGCTTGAGGATCATCTGTAGCATATTTGCCTAATTGTAATTGTGGTTGATCTACATCTAAACATTCATCACAAACTCTATAGCCTGTTCTTTTTTGATTAAATATTTCAAACCTTAAATCGTTATAAGGATATTCAAAACTACAACGATCACAATAAGCTATTGCTTTTTTACCTGAAGCAAAATTAGACATTAGTTTCTTCCAATAAACGGAACAAATCTTACAGATGCTTTTTCTCTATCTTCTGCTGCTGCAAACTGCCATTGTTCTTCATATAAAGCTTTTAATGCCATAACTCTTTCAGGTTGTTCAGCGTGTTTAATGGATAAATAATAAGCAAGACCCGCAGTTGCACATGGCAAGAATCTAGCAGGTAAATCTAAAGTATTAGATGCTGGAGCACCTACGTCTTCTATTCTTGCTATTCTGTAATAGAACAACGTATAGGTTTCTGCACTATCCGGAACAGGATAAAAATTTACAATCGGTGCTGCTTGTTGTCTATCTATGTATATTTGAATAGGTGAACCTTGTGTTAATTTATTAGGTATAGCTGCGTATGTAGAAACAGATATACGATTTAATCGTGTATCGCTTTGCGTACTTGTATTACCTGAGTTAGTTCTAATAGAGTATTCTATTAAATCAATAGTATCAGCCGGCAACGTATAGCTGCTTGTACCAGCAGTAAGCGTTTGAGTTCCGCTTTCAACTGTCCATAAATTAATACCACGATTAGCCCATTCAAGGAACATGGTATTTAAGGAGCGTCTAGCACTCCTTAAATGATATCCAGAACGCATTTCTACTCCAGCCATATCATAGGCTTCTTCTGCTAATTCTGTAAAATCTGGATTAAATGTAGCTGTACCGCTAGATGCCATTTACACCCTTCCACCAAATTTCTTTTTAACTAGGTCTTGAAACATCATTGGTCCTTTCATCTTAGACTTGCCTTTAACGTTTTTTCCACCTTTCATTTTAGCCATGCCCTTAACGGACTTGCCACCTTTCATCTTAGCCATGCCTTTGACAGATTTACCGCCTTTCATTTTAGCCATACCTTTGACGGATTTACCGCCTTTCATTTTAGATTTTCCTTTAGTTCCTTTCATTGTTTTTCCTTTTAGTAATGTTTAGTTAATTCCATGATAATACTGTAAGTATCGCCATCGGTATGATTTGCTGTAGTTAATAAAATGTCTCCATTTACTCCACTTCCGGCATTATTAGATATTCCACTGAAACTAGAGAAATCTAACATATCTGAAGTTCCGGATAATTCTAAAATAAATACATTTGTACTTGCATTAAAATACAGTTGTACCTCCATGCCATTTATTGCATACCATATTTTGTTTATAGTTACTCTTGTGCAAGCTGCTCCTGTTGCACTAGATTCTAAAGCTGATACGTCAACTTTAGCAACTGCCGATTCACCAGAGCCATCACTTATATTTGTAAACTTCATAACGGCAGTTTTAGTGCCGTCTTGAAGAGTTTGACTTGTTACTGCATCAGCCATGTGTTACTCCTAACTTAGATTCATATTAATGAGTGAGTACTCTGTATTAGCTGATACAGCCATTACATCACCTACTTCCATTAACACGTTATCTGTTGCTGGTGCAACGCCACCTGCTGTACCACCTGAACGAACTGCTGCATTACCTACAACTAAAGTTCCTACAGTTAATAAAGCTGCTGGTCCTGACATTACTGCCCAACCAAAATAGTCTGCTGTAAGGTCAATTACTGTAGCACCCATTAAAGCACCTGTTTCTGCTGCTGGTGCAACGATAAGGTCATTAGAAGGGTCAGCTAGTAGTGTTAACTGTGAGTTAGTTGTAAGAGCAGTTGCTAATGCGTCATAACAAGTAATAACAATAGAAGGGTCTGCTGAGTGATCATGTGCTGGATTAGATTTAACTCTAAGCATTTGTCCTTCACCTGCTACGTCATT